TAATTAGGCAGCGAGAGCAAATGGAGTTGTGCCATTTAACACTTTTAATCTGGTTTTAAAGTAGCCTCCAGATCAACTACTACTTGCAGTCTATACTTCTTTTTATCTGTCGATACCTTTACACCCCCCTATTGTTTAAGATGATTCTATTGATTTTTCTAGCTAAATTTGCAGCTCCCACAATTCTGCCTTCGGTATAATCATCAAGACCATACCCTAAAACTTTTTGTCTATTATTTTGTTCGTTTATAGCCCTATTACATTCAACAACAATATCATCCAGTTTTTTCTGTTGCTCTTTTGTTAAATAGTTAGTGCCTTTATTTATCATATCATTATATCCTTGATAGGATTTCCTCCATCAATAATTTTAACTGGTCTACTTCCAGGGGCCATTAATATCTTTTTGTGGTCAATACCCACGAGATTATAAATTGTTGCAGCCCAATTCTCTACACTAACAGGATCGGTCATTGGTTCGCTGCCTGTTGCGTCACTTTCTCCGTACACCAAACCACGCTTAATGCCTCCTCCAGCCAATACTGTACTATAAACTTTAGGCCAATGATCCCTCCCGCTAGTAGGATTAATCTTAGGAGTTCTACCGAATTCTGTGCCAACGATAACAAGAGTAGAATCCAACATTCCTCTGTCGTCAAGATCATTTATTAATGCTCCAAATGCTTTATCAAAATCTGGTAAGTTTCTTTCCATTTGTCGTGCAATACCATCATGATGATCCCATCCACCATAGGTCATCGTCACAAACCTAACCCCTGCTTCAACCAATCTCCTGCTTAAAAGCATTCTCATGCCTGCTGCATTCTTTCCATAAATTTCTTTAGTCTTATCGTCTTCTTTATTTAGGTCAAAAGCATTAATAGCATTATCGGAAGACATAAGATCAAAAGCATTTTCATAGAAAGTATCAAGGGCTGTAAGTTTATCTGAAGATTGTTCTTTACTAAACTTATTGTTGACAATATCGAGCATCTCTCTTCTTTTATCAAATCTTTTAAGTGTGATATCATCTGGCAAACGTAAATCCCGAACCTTAAAATTTGGACTTTCAGGATTACTACCAAGACTAAAAGAAGAATATGAACTGCTAAGATAACCAGTACCGGCAAATTCATTAGCAACTTGCGGAACGGAAACATATGGAGGTAAATTATTTCTTACTCCTAACTCATGGCTAACAATAGCCCCGAAACTTGGGTATTGCAGGGCAGGGCTGGGTCTATAACCTGTAAACATATTGTTTGTCCCACGTTCATGGGCTGTTTCGCTATGGGTCATAGAATTAATAACTGTAATTTTATCAGCAATTTTTGCTGTTTCTGGTAAGTATTGACTAAATACTTCTCCGGTAAGATTTGTTTTTACTACAGACAGAGGGCCACGATATTCTACAGGTGCTAGAGGTTTTGGGCCAAAAGATTCTTGGTGAGCCATTCCTCCTGGCAAATAGATATAAATGACTGACTCTGCTTTAGTATTAGGGTTTATGGTATCTTCTGCTTTGGCCTTTAAATAAGAAGGTAATGTTAATCCTAGACCAGCAAGGCTTCCGACACTTAAAAAGTTTCTTCTATTCATCTTTTTCCTTTATTGTTTTTTTAATTTCTTCAATATTTGACGCTATACCAAAACTGTAAGCAGTTTGCTGATAGTATTTATTGCCTTCTTTTGCTATTATTTCTCTTTTGCCGCTTTCCCAAACTATAATAACACTATGTTGGTCAAAATCTTGCCATACCCCATAATTCTGTAAAAATCCTTCTGGGTCAAGATCAGTAGCAAACTTATAGGGTTTTTCAAATAACCTTATAGCCCCCCAATGTCTACAATTCCATCCTCCAGTTGCCCAATGCTCCTCTGCAAAAGAAAATGATGGTAATAATACTATTATGATACATAAAATCTTTAGCATGGTATGTTCTCCATGCTAATTAATACACTATTTTAGTGCTGGATACTCTACAACCTCAATATCTGCCATGTCTAGCAGTTTTTTACTGTCTTCAATTCTGGGAATCCATCTCTCATCAACACACTTGTAAGAAACAACACGCATAATCCCAGCCTGAACAATCATTGATGCACATTGAGGACAGGTGAGAAAAGGATAAGTATAGATAGTTCCAGCAAAAACATCTCTATTAGCTTGTAGTATAGCATTTACTTCTGCATGAATGATGTACTTGTATTTTTCTTCTCTATTAGATAGAATTTCTTCATTGTCTTCCACCCATTGAGGAAGACCATTGTATCCAAGAGACACAATTTTTTTATTGCCATCCGTAATAACTGCACCAACTTTTGTGCTAGGGTCTTTACTCCATATAGAAACTAGTTGGGCCATTCCGAGAAATCTCTTGTCCCATTTTTCTGTGTCGAATGTATTCATTATCTTCTTTTCTTTCCTAAGATACGACCCTTTTGGGTACGAACAACATAACCTTCACGAACAAGATAGGGTTCAATACTATTTTCAATTGTATCTACTGCAATACCAGTAATAGCACTGACACTTTTTAGTCCAAGTGGATTGCCAATATTCTTCTCCATTGCAGAAATATATAGCCTATCATAGACATCCATACCATATTTGTCAATACCTTGTGTCTCAAAAATCGTATCGACATCATCATGACCAACGCTCAATACATAATTTTCATACCATTTTACCCTAGCCTTGAGAATTCTAGGAGTACCTTTACTTCTTTTTGCGATCTCTAGTAGATCATCTTCAGAAATTCGCAAACCTGCATTTTTTGTGATGTACCAAGCTAGTTTAGCTAGTTCATTATCGGTATAGAAAGAGAGATGCTCCTTAATCGTGAACCGATCATAAAAAGGCTGACTCAAACTTCCACCACTAGTTGTAGCACCTATCATAGTGAATTTAGGAATATCCATATCCTCCACATTATCCTCTACAACAATGTTCATTTTAAAATCTTCCATAACAGGATAGAGAAACTCTTCCACAAGTTTTGGAAGTCTGTGAATTTCATCAATAAACAATACTGATCTTGGGGTTATTCCCATAAGATATGGCATGATGCTTTTAACACTTCTTAGATTAGCAGCATTGCATGTGTAGAGATCGACTTCCATTTCATTGGCAACAGCACCAGCGAGAGTAGTCTTTCCGAGCCCAGGAGGCCCATCAATTAAAATATGGGGCATGACACCCCCAGAAATTTTGCAGCCCTTAGAATTGATTCTGAGGCGTTTGATAACGTCTGTCTGACCAACAATATCATCAAAAGAGGTGGGTCTTACTGTATCAGCCATTTTTTACTCCAAAAAAGTCTAGTGAATTCTTTACCAAAGTAGCGGGATTGGTCGATTTACTTTTTTCATACTCATTACTAATCATATCAGATGCTTCATCTTTGTCAAAACCAAAACTTATAAGTGTCTTTTTAGCCTCTTCTAAAAATCTTAAATCTGGTTTGGTTTCTTGTGCTTTTATTGTTGGTTTAGTTTTTTCTGTTTGTATATCTTCATAGTATTGAACAGAGAAGGTCTTGACTCTTTTAGGTTTATAAACTTTTCCGCAACAATCACAAACTATTTTGTAATTCTTCGTTTTAGATTCTTTTAGTGTCAACCATTGAATATCCAAGCAATCGCCATTAGGACAAACATATTTAAGATAAACATCAGCACCAGATGGTTCGTAATATTTACTTTTCATTTTCCTTCACCCAAAAAATAAAATCATTTGCTTCACTGTCCCAAGCACTTTCCAATTTTCCTTCATCGACTAATTCAGTAAGGATATTGCTAACGAGTCTAGCATTTATTGCCTCAACTAAATCTGTAAAACCTTGCTCAGTTAAAACATATGTAAATTTTCTTCTAATTTTTTTGGGTTTAAGATATTCCATAGCAATTATCTTGCATTCATTTAAAGAAATAGTATTATCCATTTCTTTTTCATTTATGGAAAGAACTAATAATTGTAATTCATCATCATCTAAATCTTCAGTACCAAATCCAGCAAAAACCAATCTTCTAATCTGGTCTATAAATTGTGTTGGATCTTTCATGACGTATACTAAATCTTCATCTTCATTATCTTCTTCGTACATATATTTTTCCTAGTTTAGTATCTCGAACATTCCACGATAGTATTTGGGTTGTTGTAAAAAATATCCTGGGTAACTTCTAAGATGATTTAGATATTCTATGTGAAAAGTATCTACAGCAAAGAATTTATTCTTGTATATTGTTTCGTCGTAAGAGTTCTTACCCAAAAGAATAAAAGTATTTGTATCAATAAGGGGCGTAGGTTCTGAATACGCTTGAAACACATAGCTCTCAAATTTTTTCATACTTTGTTCAAAGAGATCGTCTAGATCATAGTCTTTAAAGAGGTCATTCAAATAACCATCTAGATTCTTTGAGAAAGCGTTAATATCAAACTTGAAGTAGAACTTGCTCTTCTCTTCTTCGTCTTCATTGTTTTGCATCATACTCTCCTAAAAAAGCAAGTAGGGGGAATCGAACCCCCGTCATTAGCTTGGAAGGCTAAGGTAATACCATTATACGATACTTGCTCAACACACACTACGCTTTAGAACTGATCCCAATACTCTTCGTCATATTCTTCGTCATCATAATCTTCGTCGTCGTAGTCTTCATCATAGTCAGGATCATAATCGTCATACGTTGAGTATGGACTGTAAGTATTTTCAGTAGTCTCATACATAGGACGCTTTAGTTCTCCCTCGTAAAGACCAACAACTTCATAACGACAGGTACGCAACTTCTGATGACTGCTATCCGTAGGAACACTAACAGCATCCCGTGGATTCACCTTGACAATAATAATGTTGTCCTCTGCATCTGGACTTCCATAAGAGGCAACATAATCAAGTGCTCCAACATGAAGACCAGCAGAACAACCTACGCTGCGATTATCGTCTACCTTTGAGCGAGGCA